ATATAAATCTCAGTACTCTCCTCTACCCTATTAATTTCTGGTTAGTAGTGTGGTTGAGAGTATTTTAATTTGTATTTGAATAGGGGTTAAAATGCCATGAAATTATGGTTTTATCACATTATTTTTGATTAGGTTGAAATTAATTTTAAGAGAAGTTAGGTAAATTGGGATTAGCTATCCCCTCTCTGCACAGCCTAACTTCTCTTTTTTATTGGATAAGTGGATTAAGTAGGTAGTAAATGTGCAGAGGTAAATATTATTGTGCAGAAAGAGGGAATAGGAAATTGGTAGAAAATGAATTTAAAGTTTGTAAAAAATGTAAAAGAGAGTTACCATCAAATACTGATTATTTCTTTAAAAGAAAAGGTGAACTTCTTAATATTTGTAAAGAATGTAAAGGTCATAAATTTACAAATAAATTAACTCATATTCCTAAAGATGGGTATAAATTTTGTGTTAAATGTGATAGAGAGTTACCAGTCGATATAAAATATTTTCCACCAGATGATTTATGTAAAGATGGTTTGAGGAACGTATGTCGTGAATGTGGAAAAGATGGACATTTTATGGAAAATGGATATATACCTAAAAAATGGTGGACTAAAGAGGAAGAAGAATTTCTTATATCAGTATACCCCAATTATACCTGCGAAGAATTAGTTGAAAAATTTTATCCTGATAAAACTTCTAAACAATTATGGGATAAAGCATGGGTATTGGGAATTTCGTTTAAAAATGATGATGCTATACAAAGAGCAAATAAACAGAGATCAATAAAAACTTCTGGTGAGAATAGTTATAATTATGGTAAACCAATGCCAGAGGAAACAAAAAGAAAATTATCTATTGCTAAAAAAGGTAAGTTTACGGGTGAAGATAGTTGGTGGTATGGTAAAAAACAAAGTTTGGAACATCGGCAAAAATTATCTATTTATCGAAAAGAACTTGGTAAATGGGAAGGAAATAAAAATCCAAGACATATAAATCCGTTAAAAGGAGAATTAAATGGTCGTTGGGAGGGTGGTATAAAGGAATTATACTACGATTTAAGAGATCATTTACAAGAGTGGAAAAAATCATCAATGCAAGAATGTAATTATAAATGTGTTTTAACTGGTGGTGAATTTGATAATGTTCACCACTTATATAGTTTTAAAAATATTATGCATGAAGTTTTTGATGAATTAAGTTTACCATTGTATCAAACTATAGGTGAATATTCAGAAGAAGAAAGGGATAATATTTACAAATTATTAAATGATAGACATAAATATTATGGTAATGGAGTCTGTTTGTGTAAATCACTTCACAAACTTTTTCATGATACATATAATTATTTCAATAATACACCAGAGCAATTCAAAGAATTTTCTAATAGATATAGAAATTTTGAATTTGATGATTTGTTAGATGATAAATATAAATATAATACTATTTTATTAAAAGAGGTTGGTTAATGTCAATCTCTTATTTTATGTAAAGGAGTGGCTTTATGCCAAAAACAACAAAAAAAGAAAAAGTAAAGTCACAACCTTATAAAAAAGTTTGTGATAATTGTAAACGTGAAATAGCATCCACCCAATTCTACAATACAAATTCTGTATTATCGGTAGATGGGAAACTAAATATTTGTAAAACCTGTGTTAAATCAATGATTGATTATAATAGAATAGAAACCGTTTATAAAATATTGCAACTATTAGATATCCCCTTCTTATACTCATATTGGAGATCAGCAATGGAAAGTAATCCTGAAGACCCTTGGAATACATATATTAGAATTGCTAATTCAAAAATGAATGAGTTTAAGAAGGGTACTTGGAAAGATAGTAAATTTCAACCTGAAAGTATTAATCCAGTAAAACTTAATATGAATCAAACTATACTAAATAGTCCACATTTTGATGTTACTGATGAAATGGTTTTGAAATGGGGAACTAAATACGAACCAGAAGATTATTATGAATTGGAACAATTCTATAATGATATGATGCGAACTAATACTATAGAAACTACTCAAGATATGATATATCTTAAAAAATTAGCTATTATTTCTTTAAAGATGGATAAAGAACTAGAAGAAGGAAATTATGATGAAGCAAAAAAATTAGGAGATTTATTCTCAAAATATATGGCAGATTCTAAATTTCGAGCAATGGATAAAACAGATGCGGATAGAACTGGTGGGATTAGAAATTTCTCAACAATATATGCAGAAGTAGAAAGTGATGGTTTTATACCTCCTTGGGAGTATTATCGTAAAATTAAGGGTATAACACAAGATATCGTTGATAAAACAATTATGCATATTGAGAATTTTACTTTAAAACTAAATAAAGTAGAAAAGATGATAGTACCTCCTTTGAATACACCTAAATTAGAAGAAGATGAAATTGACAGAGATAATACGATAGTTATTAATGATATTGAAGTTGACGTAGATTTTGATGGTGCTGGAATTGGGGATGATTAATAATGGCATCTCGTAAAAATTTCAGTAAAAAAGATAGAGGAATAAAAGATAGTAATACTTTTCAAAATCCTCAAAATTTCGAGACTAATAATATAAATAATTTGCAATTAAAATCCTTTGAAACTTCAAAAGAAAAATGGAGAGAGTTATGTAGTTATTTTAGATGGTATCCTGATAAGTTCCTTGATTTTATTTCTTCTCCAGATTCTAAAATAGAATTATATTTTTACCAAAGAATATATTTAAGAATTATGATGAGATACAGAAAAGTATTTTTAACTGCAACAAGAGGAACGTCAAAAAGTTATCTTCAAAATTTAGCATTTATATTAAAATGTGTCATGTATCCAAAAACCAAACTATTTACCTGTGCTGTCGGGAAAGAGCAAGCCGCAAAAATAACCGCAGATAATATAAATGATATTCTTGATCATTACCCATTATTAAGAAATGAAATAAAAATATTTACTGAAAATAAAGACTATACTAAATTAATTTTTCATAAGGGTTCAAAATATGATGTTGTTCAAATGAGAGATAGTACAAGAGGTGGTAGAAGACATTCTGGATGTGTGGAAGAAATTTCAGATAAGAAATTTGATGGCAATATATTAAATGCTGTCGTAATTCCCTTAATGGCAAATGATAGAATTTCAATGAATGGTCGAGTTGATCCTGATGAAGTACATAAAGGTGAATTATATATCACTACGGCAGGGACACAACAACAATTTTCATATGAAAAAATGTCCGAAGTATATCAAGATATGCTTAATGGTAAATCTGCATTTTGTATTGGTAATTCATATGAACTTCCTTGTATGTATGGTCAACTAGACATAGATTTTATCGAAGAATTAAGAGAATCCCCCACTTATTCTATACTTGATTTTATGAGAGAATATCAATCAATATGGACAGGATCAAGTTCTGATTCACTTGTTTCTGATGATAAATTACAAAAATGCAGAAATGTTGGAATTGCTGAATGGGAGCATTGTGGTGACAATAATGTAATATATTGTTTAGCATATGACGTTAGTAGAAATGAAGGAGACGAAAATGCTCTTTCATGTTTGATAGTTTTAAAATTAACTCCTAAAAGTAATGGTAATTATGTAAAAGAAGTAGTTAATATTTTTTCAATGGAAGGTCAACATGATACTTGGCAAGCTAAATTTTTAAAAGAAAAAGTTAAGGAATTTAAACCTAGAATTTTAGTAGTGGACGCAAATGGTTTGGGTTCGGGGGTTGTAGATCAGTTAGTATTAGATTTAAATGATGGGAATCCACCATATAAAGTTGTAAACGATGAAAAATTGCAATGGAGAAAATATGAAGCGGATAATGGAATCCCAATGGTTTATGCTTTAAAATCTCAAAATAAAGATACTAAAAATAGTGATATGATTAATAATTTAATGCAGGTTTTTAATAAATTAGATGTTGGTTTATTAAAAACTCCATATGAAGGTATTAAAGATTTAGAGAAAAAATTGAAACATAAGATTAAAGAAACTGATGAATTAGTTAATTTGCAAATCCCCTATTTGCTAACTGACAACCTGTGTGAAGAAATTATGAACTTGAAATATAAGCAAAATGGTAGTGAAACAAAAATTGAACGAGTATCAAGAAAAATCCAAAAAGATAAATTTTCCGCGCTTTTATACGGGTTATATTGGGTTGCGTTAGAAGAAAAAAAGAACAGAGTTAAGAAACAAAAAAAAGTCAATTGGCTTGATTATGTGATGTATTAAAATAATAATATAATTTCTATCTCAATTAAATAACTACAAATATTCAAAACCAAGGAGGTGATCAAATTTGGCAAAAACTAAAAATACAACTACAAAAGACACAATACAACAATCCCCTTCTTCTATTCCAGAAGAAACACCAAAACCTAATGAATTTTTTGTACCAAGAAATTTTGCAAGGAGTCAGGTTCAACCTCTTTGGACTACTTCACCTAATAATTCTTCGACAAGAAAATATACAAGTGACGCAATAGGTAAATTATTATTACACCCATATTCTTCATATAAAGAACTACAAAATATTTCTAATTATCTATTATATACTTCTTCGGCATATAATAACTTTTTAGATTATTTAGCAAACGCACTAACTTGGGATTATGTGCTTGCGTGTGAAGATTTAGAAAAGGTTAATAAGACAACTATTGAGAATAGATATATTGAATCTGCAAAAACAGTTTATAAAATAAATGTAAAAGCAATATTTTCTGCTATGCTTAAAAGAGTTTTAGCAAATGGAGAAACTTATTTTTACAATTTAACCGATAACAGTAATAGTATTATTGTAGAAATTGATTCAAATATATGTCAACTCGCTCAAATTGATAGTAATAATATTTGGAGATATTATATAAATTTATCTCTTATAAATTCAGCAAACTTATTAGAATTACCGGAAGAAATTCAAACTGCTTATAAGAAATGGATAGATAATGGTAAACCTAAGAAAAAGGTACTTATTGATGGATTTGAATTACCAGAATATTTATA